TCCACTATCAAATTCTTTTCGTTACCAGTATACCAAGAAAATGTTAATTCAGCTTGACTGGTTAACCAGTTTTTATATATATCATGATTTGAAGGATCAAAATACTCATTATCCGCAGTAAAAGTATCCCCTAATCTATGTTTTGGAATTGACACCACATTGGTTCCAGTGTCATATTCATTTGTAATCGTACCTGGCTCAAGGATTTCTTGAACTATCAGCTTTGCATTTGCTGGGTAGTATTGAAACCCATAAAACTTATCGCCAATCTTAAACTCTTCTTTTGTCGTATCCCAGGTTATAATTGCAGATGCACCAGAACCACCTGTTCCACCACTATTAACAAGATTAGGCATATTCTACCCCACTAATATTAAAGGTTACAGAGCTGTTACTGGAAGCAACATAGACATTGCTATTTACTGGAACAACAATTGATGTGTTATAGAACAAAACATCATTTTTAATGATATTAGCATTACTAACAATTTTATTGTTATTTGCTGGGGATGCTCCTGCTACTAAAATATGAATACTAGCAGTAGCATTTGCTGTGTCACTTGTATTACAAATATTAATTGATTTAATAATTGTGTAATTACCAGCCGTGTTTGCAACGGTATAAACATTAGAACCCGTTGAATTACCTAGATATAAAGACTTCGGAACTAGATTTGCCATTTATGCCCCCATCCACATTAAAACTTCATTGTCATAAGTTGTTGTATTCATGTCTTGAATAGTCGCTGCGTCAAGAATATGGTCTACAAATGCACCAGATGTGTGTGATCTTGCGGTTGTTCCATCATAACCACGAATCTGGATTGTAAAAATATTTGTACTTCTTGAAGAGATAAGCATCTTTTCTTCATCAGATGTTCCTCTATCAACAACTACTGCAAAAGGATTTGATCCAGATGGAAAACCAACAGCGTCAGTTACGGAAAAAGAAGAAGCGCTATTTGAAATATTTGCACTTAAGTTAGTCCTTAGAGCAGCACCTGTAAATTCTCTTCTCAGCATCAAAACCCCTTAGTCAATGCTGATATCAAGATCGCCAGTTGCGATTCTTAAAGTATCCCCAGCATCTGTTGTTTTATTTGTTGTAAGTGTTCCATACAACAACATGTTTCCAGTTGTAATTGCATCAAAAATACCAATTGCTACAGTTGTTGCTGCTGGCATTCCTGTAAAATCAATGTTGCTATCATTTGATGTTGCACCGCTTGAAGCAGCGGTAAATGTTGCAATTTGACGAGCATATGAACCACCAGTAACTTCTGTTCCACCAGCTGCATCAGATGGTGCGGCTGTAAATAGCGCTACATAAACATCTGCTGGCATTGTGTACGAAGTAGTACCCAGGAAGTGATCAATAAGTTTATTCTCAAGATAGTTTGTAAGATTGCCTGCCATTATTAATCCTCCTGATTAGTATAATACATTTCTTTTTCTTCATCACTAGGTAATCTAAAATTATCCAATGCAAGAAGCAAGTTGGCTTCTTCTGCTGGAAGCAAGCCCATTTTATTTCTTTGTGAAAAACGGAATCCAGATGCAGTTGAATATCCAGCTCCGCTTTCAAATACAATTAAAACCTTTCCTTCTTCAGAAATGTTTTCTTCAATAATTTCTTTTTTAACTGCAACTTTCTTTGCTACAGCTTTCTTCGGTTTATTAATTTTTTCGGATGTTACACTTGTTTCTTTATTAGTCATATGATCAATCTTACCACTTATGTTAATTTAAATCAATTTAAATATGATAAAAGGCGGGGTTCTTGTGAACCCCGCCCAATATCTACTTTAATTGTTTAAATTAGAGTGAACGCAACTTAACATTCTTACCGATTACATATGAATCAGCATTTTCAATGTTGGCTGCAACTCTCATGTACTGTGTGTACTCAATTGTGTCAGTCTTTGGCTTGAACTGGCGGTACACTGTGATGTCACGGTGGATACCAATTACACGGTTGTTAGGGAATGTAAGTTCCACAAAACCATGTGAGCCTGCTGCACCAGAGTAGTCACCAGTTGCGGTTTCTGGCATCAAAGGTACTTCAATCAGAGGAATACCGAATGGTGAAAGACCAGTTGCACCTGGACCACCATTTGCTCTCATTGAACCTTGCAAGAACGCCATTTCACCAGCTGTTGACATTGGAGCAGGTGCGCCTGCTGTTGCCTCAGTTGCCGAGTTTGGATTACCCAAGCTATAAATTGAATCCTGAACAAGTCCTGGACCTGTGAAGAATCGCAATTCATTGCGGCGCTGCAAGTACTTGCTTGGCAAGGTACGAAGAACTTTGTCAAAGACCGAACGGGAAATGTTATTTCCTCCGAAGTCTACAACATCTCCGCTTGTTCTTGCAAGCTTGTTGAAACCATCAAGAGCCTTAATAAGACCATTGTTTGACGATGTATTACCGTTGATAAACAAGTCATCAAGGTCGTTTGCTGTCTGACGAGCCATAATCTGTGCGATATGGTCTTCCAGTGAAGCGCCCTCAATGTTGTCTTCCAACGATTCCGTTGAAATATTCCAGTCAAGACGAAGCTTTACAGTTGAAAGCGATACCTTGCTGAATGTAACGGCTGCGTTTGCGCCATCATCTGTTGCTTCGGTTGCCTTTGCAAGCAAACGAGTGCCGACAGATACCTTGTCAATATCCATCTGTGGAGTACGCATACGAATTACTCGTGCGTTCTTCATCAATACTGACTGATCAACAACGAAGTCAAGGAAGCGATTTGCTTGCTCTGGGTAGAGAAGTCCACCACCACCGCTGACTGGGTTGCTGTTTGAAACCACTGTCGTAGTGACTTCATCTGCTTTTGATAAAATTTCTTGTTGTGTTGCCATATGTTAATCCTCCCTTATGACCTATAACCTAGGGAGTTAATTAACTCCTGTGGCAAATATGTATTTCTCCAGAATGAAGTAGGTGCAGACTTGGCAAGTGCCTCTTCTGCTACTTCCTCTTCGTCTTCTGGATCTACGCTCTTTTTAACAGCTCCAGCTGCGGCAAATGCCTCAACCTTTTCTGTTTGCTCAGCGAGAGCCAACTCCGCTGTTTCCAGCTTCTGATGAAGTTCAGTACTTTGAACTTCAAAACCCTTAGCAACTGCTTCAATTTTTTCCTGAACAGAGGCTTCAACTTCTTCCTTGATTGAAGTAGCAAAACTAGCCAGTTTTTCATCAACAACAGCACTCAGAGCATCTTTAAGAACATTAATGTCCATTTCTTCCTCCTGTGTGTCTCCACTTACTTCAACGGAAGTTGAAGTTGTTTCTTCTGCGACATCTGGAACAAGCCATCCAATAAACTTTTTCAATAGACTAAGCTTACTAATTTCTTGTTCATTCATGTCAGAGATCTTATCATAAGTATCATTTAATTGCAATTCAGAGTCTTGCTGAATAATAGATTCCATTTTCTCAATCATCTCCTTAATTGTATCAAAAAATTCACTGTCTTGTAAGGACATTTCACTTTTTGTTGTATTTTGAGAAGGGTTGTTTGGAACACAATTCGGAACCATGTTTCCATTTGCACCCTTCTTTTCACCTTCTTGGTGATAGCCCTCCCAACAGGGACTGCCTTCTTTCTTAACTTTCTTTTTTGGTTTGAACTTTGGAGAGCCAGATGGGAAAGGAGGAACCGTTGGTGATGTGATACCATTTCTTGCTGGATACTTAGACTCTGCATTTTCTGTTGTTACAGACGCATCCTTCTCAACATCCTCGCAAGAATTGCAACCACAGTCACAGCCCTGATCTTTCATTAATTCCAGAACAACATCCAACAAATCCTCGTCAAAATCGTTTTCTAAGAAACCTTTCTTCTTTGAGTTCGCATAGCGTTCAAGCATCCTGCGACCTTTCGCAGCAAGTCTTGCTGCGTCTGCCATATCCTGAGGCACTGGCTCACCCCACGCCGCTGCTGAAAGCGCAAGTCGTGTTGGTTCACCATTTGGCTTTTTCATTGGACCAGATGGATTTGTAAAAAATCTTGTAAGGAACGAACCCTTGCGGCGCATTTTTTCTGGAGTGTCGGCAGCACCACGAACACCTGGCTTTAGATTTGCCCCTTCTGTTTCTTTGAAGTGTCTTCTGCCAGCCGCTGTGAGACCACCCTTTGGATCCTTGAGGGGTTGCTTTGCTTTTGCCAATTGACAATCAAGATCGCAATCAAGAGCGTATTTAAACAACCCCTCATCGTTCATTTTGATAATATCAATAATCGCTAAAGCATTTGCTGGGTTATCTACAAGGCTCAGTTCACCAAGAACATATTTTTTAATAATATTTACTGGCTTACCACGAAACATCTTATCGGCTGATTCTGATTTCTCAATTACCTTGCCGCCAATTGAGAAAGAACGAAGGGTTCCGTCAAGAACTTTCTGCCAGGTGTCTTCAGCGCCCTTTGAAATATAAGCTTCTACCTTAACGGCATTGTATGATGTTCCATCAGCGCCAGTAATAACAACTGGCTCATATTTAACAGCCTTGCCTACGGCAATAGGGGCATGCATTTCTCTAATGTTCCCGCCCCAGTTTGCAAAAGCCTCTTTGGATGCCTCAAAGTCAACAATATCACCAGCTTTATCAATATTGTCTGCGGTAGCAATACCAACAACAATCCTTTGTTCCCGCTTAATCATATCAATTGGGAATGAAATATTAAAATCCGACATTTAGCCCTCGTAGCCTACCAGCATATATTGTTTTTAACAATATTGCAAATCAGCCTAGTGCAAAAACTGCTACAGCGGAAGAGGCGGTAACTACCTGAATGGTTGTATAATCGCCATCAATTTCTATGTATTCCGTAGACTCTGCTGGAAGAAGGATTGTATATTGCCCATTAAGCTTAATGTCAACATCACTCGCCCCTTTATTATAAACATACAACTCACTTGTGTGTTGTCCAATATTTACAACACCATCAGCTGTTACTAAATTTTTGTTTGAATATACCAAACTACTTTCACTCATTGTATTCTCCTTGAATAAATTTACTGGTTGAATCGTTGTTCACTCCAGAATCTTGATTTTGACCACGCTCTGCTTGAGCCCCATCTGCCACTGGATTACTTGTTGCTCCATCACCAGTCGGTGACTTAGGTGGATCAGAAGCAGAATTATTGTCGTTTCCTGGAGGAGCCCCCACGCTGGAGTTACCAGCAGCATTTTGCTCTTTTTTAACATTTGTTGGGAAAGGCAAAACCTCATCTCCATTGTATCGCTCTGGCAAACCGATTTGACCTCTAACCTCGTTAGGGGTAATAACTTCTGTGCGTAGATATCTATCATTAATTCTTGACTGAATATCTTCATCAACAAGGTCAATCTTCTTCAAACGAATTGCCATCAAGTCAGTAAACTCGGCAATAAGCCTGTTTAGTTTCTTTTCAATAATTGATTGATCTGGACCGATCACTTGCATCTTGAAGCTCTTATCAGCATCTCTTGATACAGCCAAGTTTGCGTTGTCATAAACACCAACTTTTGGCGCAGGGACTCTGTTCGCAACAAGAATTTCATCACGATTTGATTTGCGATATTTATCAAAAGAAGAATCTTGAATGCCAGCTTCAAGTTTTTCAAACTTAATATCAGTATCTGTTCCAAGATTAGCAGGAATTGGAATTACCAGTGTTCCGTGATTACGACCCTTAACTTCATTTCTAAAATAGTTAATCAATTCTTGCTTTGATTTATTGCTAAGTTTTGCACCCTTAATAAGAATTGCATAACGAGGTATTGCTTTATTTTCAAAATAATCAATGTTGTATTCTTTTGCAAACTTATCACCAACAATTGCTGCAGCAGCAGAAACTGCTGATGGAATTCCATAATATGTATTGTTAGGTGAATAGATTTTAAAATGAATTAGCTCATTCGGCTTTGGATCATTATTGATTGGATCAGGAGTTTCTTTATCCTGAAACTGCCTAAAGAATACTGCTTGAATTTTATTTGTTTTTGCAATCTGGACATATCCATCACGCTTTCTACGGACACGGACAAGCGTTGCTGGAACATGACCAATATAACCAATCTGACCAGCGTTGTTGCGACCAATTTCAAGATAGCCATTACCAACAGTTAAGACATCTTGCCATACACGGACTAAGGTTTCAATCAAAGTCTCTTCAATATTTAAGTTTTCAAATGTTTCATCAAGATTCTCTTTGAGATCCTGATACTGTTGCCTTAGTCTTGTAAGTTTTTCTTCACTACCTTGAGCTTTTTCAATCTTTCTTTTAGCTTTAAGCGTTTCTACAAATTCATATCCGAGACCAACGGTGTTCATAACACGAGCATTAATTGCTGCATAGTGAATTGCACTTTGGTCATACAGACCAGCGAGTGTGTCTAAATCGTATGGGGGATTTACAATGTCGTAAAGTGAATATCCACTTACAATTTCTGGGTCAACATATTTTGACTTAGTACCATCTTCTCCCTCATGTTTTTTTTGCAGACGCATCGCTTTGCGTTTCATTTTTGGAGAAAGAGATGAAATCTTTACAAAAGAAAAAGGATCTGAATCTTCAGATTTTGATGTAAACCCCATATATGAAATATCATCTATTTCATTTTCAATGAAATCATCTTGTACGAGTTCCATTTTCTTATCCATTCTGTCTCCTATTATCAAAGTGTTCATCAAACATATCTTCAAATGGATCAGCTACAAATCCGTTAGCCAATCTTTCTGTTTGATCATCTCTTTCTGCGGCAGAAATTTTCCTACCTCCAGCAATCCATCTAACATGTCCATCATCATCGCCAGACCAGTACTTACCAGCATCAAGAACTCTTTTCTCAATGCTTAAGTCATACATGACACCCTCTGCTGAAAGGACACCATCGCCATCCGACAACGCTTCACCTTCAGCCGTAAAGTATACGCACACTCCGTAAGAGCGCTCTGGAATCCAAATATTTTTATCTTTGATCATATCTGACGACATAAGTTTAATTATACACTAGTTTTAATCAAAAACAGCACAGCTGTGTTCAGATATCAGCGTATCGGACATGCACCCGTTGCACAATCATCCATATCAATCATTAGATCGCTAGAATTCTGTTGAAGCGGGATTGAAAAGTCTAGTTTTGCAACCGACTTGTTGTACTCTTCCTCGGTAATTTCTTCATACGGAGGAAGCGGGAAGTTATGATCAACATGCAAAAGGAATGAAACAGACTTAACGCTCTTATCGTAGTTCTTAGACAACCAGTCCTGAATGGCTGGTAATTCTTCTTTACGATAATACACTGTTACAGAAACAGCATTGTCAGCCCACTCAGTCTGCATCTTCTTTACCCATTCAAGCTGGTCTATTGCAGTCATATTTGCGGCTAACACAGCACCTTCTGGTGATTTGCATGGGAACTCAACAACATAGCGAGTATGATCTTCACGACCATCTAGCCCAATATCCCAAACAACCTTGTACCCACGCTTACGACAGGCATCCACTAGTGGATCAACAGAGCTAAAACGAACTCTTCTTGTATAGAAATTAGCAAATGCTGGGTGGATACCTGGTGTCACACCTGGCAAAAGCGAAAGTGTTCCAGATGGCTGGACAGTGGTAAGTCTGACCGAAGGATTCCAGCCGTGATCTTCACTGTAAGCCTTATCAAAGCTCTTAAGATATACATAAGCCTCATCAAGCCATCCAACTTGCTTTTCTGTTGCCTGAAGAATACCAGTCACAGATTGACCGAGGCGACCATTCTTGTGAACAATAGTGTTTGTCTTCTCGTATGGATATGAAAGCCTTGTAATTTGTTTTTGAACCATATACAGGAGTCTTGAAATCTCAAGCATTTGAGCCAATGACTCAATGTTTGGCAAAAAGATTGTAGAGAGGTTACAAGATTCACCATCTGATAACGCAATTTCTGCGCATGGATTAAATCCTTCAACTGTTGGATCTGGTGACTTCTCACCCAATCTTCCATATGTTCTTGCCATCTTTCTGTTTAGCAAACCGTATGGTTCACCAGTCCCGTCATAACCCTTCCAGAATTCTGGAACAATTTCATCATAGGAGTCTGCGTAAATACTGTTATTGCTATTTGATCTCCAAGCTGGAACATTACCGCTTCCCCAGTTTTTTGCACGAAGGAATAGCATGTCATCAGGATCGCCAATAGCAATCTGTGCTGAACGGCGTGAAGAGCCAGAAATTACGATACGACCAATGATGTTGCAAATATCCAACACATCAATTGAACGAAGTTTTTTCCCAACACGATTATCAAGAACTTTGCCAATATCAACAAGACCCTCTACGAGAGCTCCTGGACCAGAGGCAATACCACCAAATGTCTTTAGTGGTGCTCCATACTCACGAATAAGAATTGTTGAGTATGTAAAGGATTTTCCAGTAACAAAATAAGATTCAAGAACCTTGTGGAGAAGTTCTCTCCAGCCCTGTCTTGAGTCTGGAACAATGAAGTCAGCATCTGCTGTTCTTTCTGCTGTAATGTAATTGACTTTTTTAATCTTTGGCAGATCATGAATCTTTGAGCGCTCAACAGAAAAGCCAACACCACCACCAAGCATCAAGTAATCAAACAAGAGTTCAAAGTCTTCAATCTTTTCAATGTTTGTATAAAAACAATTGTTAAGTGAAGTTCCAGAAAACTTACTTACAAGAGGTGTACCGAGCTGCCAGAGGGCTCTGCCAGAGACTGAGCACCTAAGATTAAACATGTGATCAAATAGTTTCTCTGCTTCTTCCTGAGAGAAAGGAACTCCGATTTCAATAGCGCCATCAATAATTCTTTTTATAGTTTGAACCCAAGACTCTGTTGAGTCAGTTCCTTCAATCTTGCGACTGTATGTCCTAAGGAACACAACCTCTCCAAGTCCACCAAAACCCCAAGGCGGGGTCTTTGAACCATAACTAGCAATAAAATCATTTGACAACAGCGACATCTACATACCTCCAAAAGTAAGAACAACTAGTTTAGACGCTGAGCATAGCAGAGTCAAAGATTAGTACTTAGGACTACGACAAAGAATTTTGATAAAAATCAAAACGATTCAAAATTTTATCAGCAACCGATGACCAAGACCACTCAGAGTGAATAATCCTTGCTGATTTAAGAGCATACTTTTTAAAGTCATCATACTCATTTACAACATTCTCCATTAAGTCAAGGAGTTGTTGGAAATTTGGGCTTGCCCATTCTCCAGTGTCACAATCATAGAGATGATCTTGCCAATCAGCTTTTACAAAACTAGCCTCAAGAGGAATACCGTATTTTGCAAAATCAGCACAACCAGTTAGGTTTGTGACAATTGTTGGTAGACCAGTTGCAATTGCTTCAAAAGGAATCATTCCAAAACCTTCACCCATTGTTGGATAAACCATACAATGACATTTGTGATACAAAGATACTAAATCCTCTGTACTAAAATTATCTGGGATTCCAAGGATTTGAGGATGATTATAAGCTGGTACAAGTTGATCGTTAACATAACATTCTGCATAGCAGAACTTGTTATACTTTAGAACAAGTTGAAAATCCTCATTGCCATCATATAGCTCAAGAAAAGCATCAACAACCATTTGTGCGTTTTTTCTTTTTGAATCTCCACCAACATGTAAGAAGTTAAACTTACCAGTTAGCTCTCTTTCAAGTATAGAAAATTCTGGAGAGATACCGTGAGGAATAGTAAATACATTTGCATTAACATTATGTTTAATATAAATATCTCTGATGAAATCAGATGTAGCCCAGACTTCATCGCACTTGCGCATGTTGTCAATCCAGTGTGGAGGGATCTTGGTTGATTCCCAGGGGGTGTAACCAATATTGTATTTTGACTTCATCTGGTAATAAGTTGGGGGGCAGAAGTTAATGTGATATGGGATGTCTTCTCTTGTGTAAAAGACAGCGCATTCTTTTTCCTGCAAAGCTTTGATTGTAGAAAGGGCAGCGTTGTAGTAACCCTGGCTATACCAAGTGTCACCAGATGCATCCATATGATTTAAACTAAACCAGCTAATTTTTTTCATTAAAGGTGTTACTCTTTTTCATTCTCCAGAACAGTTTTGTCTGATGACATAGACAAACATTTTACACCTTTTTGGATCAGCTCGTTGGCTGTTTCTTCAGATATTTCCACACTAATTGGCATGTTAGTAAAAACACACCTAGTTGCTGCAAGATAGAAGTCGTCAAACTTGACCACACTGATGTGGTCGGGGTCAATAATTGCAGCAGGACCATAATCATCCGACTCAACAATAGCAATGATCTGCATACTTCTACCTTATCACCTTTTCCATTTGGAACATAGTGTCCGTATGCTTAGTATACCAAGTATATAAGTATATATAGTTTATAAGTATATTAGTATGCTAGGTTTACCCGCATGCCCGCATGCGAAGCATATCATGAATTCTGAGAAAAAGTTTGCGCAAATGATTTTTTTTTAATTTTTCTGATATGCTCTCTACATGTCAAATTTTATATTCTGGGCAATCTGGTTAACTATATCCGCTCTTGGAGGAAAATACTCTGCGG